TACATACCCTTTGACGCTGTTCAGAAAAAAATGCATACGAAGCGTGGAACTCCTACTAAAGATCCATCGATGTGGATTCAATATAATAAGAAAAAAAACCAGTTTACAAAATTAGAAACGTATGGTATTATTGAATTTCAAACGTTCAAAGAATTAGCAATGAAAGTTTAAATTATGACTGAACTATTAGAAAAACTCAAAATCGTCTTTTCCGTAACCGAGCCTGGCTTGGTAATCGATAAAGATTTCCTCGAACTCCGTGAAACCATGAAAGCGCGCCTTAATCAAGGTGGTCGAAACGACTTCAAGTTTACCAAAGACGTCGACTGTCTGGTACTCGAAGAGTGGCTCATCAAGAAAAACATCGTTTTTGGTCCACTGCCTGAGCATCTTACTAAGAACGGTGCATGCGTTTATGATATTCGCATCGACGATGCTTACATCGATTTCAAGTGCATCGATCAGAATCAGTATTACAATGTTTCTGAGCAGAAGATGAAGACACATCCATGGGTACAAGAAGGCATTGATAAAGGTCTCTTAACACATTATTGTTTTTATCGAATGTATCGGCCTGAAGATCGGCCACTGCAAGAAAATGATATTGTACGATTCGAATTTATTAATGTACTTAATGCTCAAGATGTGGTAGATTCATTAATGCCTTCTCAATATGAAGGTAAATTTTTAAAGGTGGAAAAGTATGTCTAAAGAACGTGAATCAATTAAAGTCCTCCAAGAGTGTGCTGAGATTCAGCTGAAGAAGTCGAAAGACTATCAGAACGAAGCATCACGCATTCGCCAAGCCGATTACTATCCTCGTGGTGTTGCAACCATCACCGATCTTATCTATGCCAAGACTCTGCGTATGCAGTCAGTCATTGAAGCCATGGAAAAAGATCCTACATATACGCCTAACTTCGAATCCATTGTAGACTCTGCAATGGATCTGATCAACTATGCATCGTTCGTAGTAGCTTATTCTCGTGGCAAGATGGACGGTCAAGATCCTAAGCGTGACTTCCTCAATCGTCCTATCAAGATCGATGGCGCTAGCGTTGGAGGTAATCTTGCTCAAAGTTGAAGATATTCGTAATCACTTCATTGATGAACTGATGGACAGCAACTTTGTCACTGACAAGACTGGTGTCAAGACCATCGAGATGATTGGTGCTACCTTCGAAGCTGATGAACCAACCATCTTCGGTGAGATCAACGAAGAGTATGTCGAGCGAGAGCTCGAATGGTATAAGTCGATGTCACTTAGCGTCAACGATATTCCTGGCAAAACTCCAGCGATTTGGCAGCAAGTCGCTGACAAGTATGGTTACATCAACTCGAATTATGGTTGGGCTATTTGGCATGAAGATAACTTCGATCAGTATAATCATGTTCTGAAAGAACTTCGTGATAATCCCAACAGTCGTCGTGCTGTCATGATTTACACTCGTCCTACGATGTGGTACGATTATAACTATAATGGTATGTCTGACTTCATGTGTACCAATGCAGTTCAGTATATGATTCGAAATGGTGAATTGATTGCGATCGTTCAGATGCGGTCGAATGATGTCGTCTTCGGCTATCGCAATGATTATGCATGGCAAAAGCATGTTATTGATAAGCTAGCAGCAGAACTCAACATCATCGGTACGAAGATCATTTGGCATGTTGGCAATCTTCATGTATATGAGAGACATTTTGACAAGGTAAAATAATGAAAGACGTTTTATATTATTCGACTTTGACAGGCCACGATATCAGTGATGATGTCGTGGTCGTTGGTCTGTGCCCTTCGAGCAATGATGTTCGTTCGAGATCTGATACGTACTGGCGTCTCAAGAACTGGATGAACATCGTAGGTCAATACGCATACGACTTCTACAACGTCATTCCTGATATTGTTGACGCAGAGCCGAAGATGGCGAACGTCAATCTTGAGGATATAAATACTAAGCTAAGCAAGTTTAGAGATAAGAAGGTGATTGCTCTCGGCAACTTTCCTTCGAAGGTACTCGATAAGCTTGGCATAGATCACCTCAAGATCGGTCATCCTTCAATGCGTAACAGAAAGTGGAACGACTTTCGTAACGTAACGATGACTCTTGAAAATATGAAAGATTATCTGCGTGGAACTCACTGAATATTATGATGAGTATATCCGCTATTTTCATCTAGCAAAAGATCAGCAAGCCAAGTGTAATCTTGGTTCTGTTCCATACCTCGAATCAAATATGAACGACGACCTCCTAGAGAACGTAGAGCTCTATGACGTCGTCGAACGTAAGTATGCGGGCTTCTCACAGATTGTCAATGACGTCTTCTATGGTTGGACTCCTGAACATCCCTACTGGGAGAAGATGGAGAAAGGTCATCATACATATCAAAGGAAGACGATTGCCACCGACTGGACCGGCAAGCAATCAGACTTTCAACTTGCAGAATGGCTCTACGTATTCCTTCTCCATCGTGTGACTGGTTCTGGTATCAACTACTCGGTAAAACCTTCGGGCTATTCGAACACGGTTCTTCCACATCTCTACAAGTTTAAAACTATCGAAGAGATGACGCGGTTCATCAACGTTTATCCATATCCATTCTACACCTCGGTAGGTTACCAGTTCCCTTCATTTCCAAAGCCAGCTGCTGGTTACAAGAGAGGTGGAGACTATTACCTTTCTGAATATGCGCCTCGTCTTTGCCGAGAAATGGCAGAGTGGCTCGAAGGCAACAACTCCAAGAAAGATCTTCGCGAAATCGGAGAATGGATGTTTGACTGGAATACCAAGAATGGCCTTCGTGTTTATCGATTCCAGTATGCGGCATTCGTAGCAGACATTGCCGATTGGTTTCCACAGTATGTTAATCTGGAAAGCCCGTTCTATTATGGTACGAATGCAGTCGAGTGTATCTCGTATCTTGCTAACAATACAGATAAGTTGCAAAAAGAAAAGTTCCTTGACAAGGTAATGGAGAAGATCTATGCAGACACAGGTGCGTTCCCCTACAATGCGGAAGATGTATGTTGCGACTTTATCCGATGGGTCGAGAACTATGTTAAGCCAGGATCGGGATACAACCATCTCGATTTCGACTCCGTCTGGTCTTCCTGCAAAATTAAGGATCACCCGTATGGGCGCCAACGTGCGATGCTGGATTTGGGCCTCGTAAGAACTTTTAACGGTATGACAAACCATCCATCTGATGATACTATTCTCAAGCAAGCTGGCATAAGCGTACAAGACTATAAGGCAAAAGTCAATGAATATGTTAACGCAACTGCTCGGTGAGCATGAATTTGATATTGAATATCCGAATATTGCCGAAGTCGAGTATGACGACAAAGGAAAGCCGAAGCAATCATGGATGAAAGATTGGACTCAAGAAGAGAGGACTGAAAAGTTCTTCGAGTTCTGTCGCGAGTATGACTTACGCCGTGACTCGCTTCTTCGTGACAACTATCAGCAGTTTAGCCATCGCATGCATTGGCATGAATGTCCGTTTGTCGATGAGATCAAGGAAGTCGACGACTTTCAAACTGTACTCGAAGCATGTCTTATCTTCTCGTTTAGTAATGAACATTGGAAAACTTTTAAAGCATGGCAATCTGGTGGTCCGGAAGCCATGCGCACTCGTTTTATATCTGAACGCCATGCGCGCTCAGATCTTTTTCAAATCTATTATCCAAAAGATACGAGTGTAAAAGACTGGCTCTGCGAAGTTCCTACATCATTTGCAGAGAAGCATGCTGAGAGCTTGTTTGAGAAACGCAATCGTCCTTATACGATGATGGAGTTTGCCAAGAAGTTGAACACGATCTTCGTCGAGGAATTTGGCTTTCGTAATGCCATGTATCCTTGCAAGAATGCGGCTCGACATGTCGCCATGACTCATCCCGACTGGGTAGATCCTGACTCGTTTCTTCATGGTGGTACAGGCTACTTCGATGGACTGAGTCAGGTATTCGATTGCCCGAACCTCATGAGCAAGAGCAAGTACGAGATCAATGAGTTCGGTGAATATGTCCCTCTCAACGATGCAGCCAAGATGCAAGTCGAACATATGGATTATCTGAAGGCACATCCTTCCAATCCAATTCATACGCATAACTATCTGAACCTTGAAGACAAGTTGTGCATGCATTATAAGTATATGGCAGTCAAGTTTGGCGTGAAGTCACAGACGATGCAAATCCCTTATGATTGGGTATATCCCATTGAATGGTCTCTTCGGACCAATAATTATGATAGGCTAACGAATGGCGCATAACAAACATGTTATCGACGGAGTCAACAAAGACGTAGGCTTGTACGGATGGGAACAAGCCAGAGAATATTACCTCAACCTTACCGAGACATGGACTGATCCTTATCCAGATCCAGTGGTGACAATACACGATGGCATTCGATGTGTACGAGATGATTTGATTACGGGAACCAAGGTTCGTGGCGGCGATTGTCTACTCTCAAGAATCAATCAGTCGACTATCGTGTATGTCCAACCTCGTACTGGTCTCGCTGGCGTTTCTCTTCTAGATGTAGCAAAACGCCACAATAAGAAGGTGAAGTTGTTCATGCCTTCATCGCAAACCATCTCTCATCATCAGGCATGCTGTATCGAGCGAGGAGCAGATGCCTCGTTCCATCGTATCGCTGCGATGCCAAATCTCAACAAGATCGCCAAAGATTGGGCAGATTCTCAAGACGATGCGTTCTTCGTTCCACTCGGTCTAAAGCACGAGCTAGTCACGGCTGGTATTGTCAAGGCTGCATCGAAGATCGAAGCACCTGACGAGGTATACGTAGCCATCTCAACAGGCGTTCTGTCACGTGCAATGCAGATCGCGTGGCCAAATGCCAAGTTCCACTCGGTTGCAGTGTCTCGTAACCTCAAAGCTGGCGAACTCGGTCGAGCCGATGTCATCTCTGAACCGATGCCATTTCAGCAGAGCGAGAAGCCAGAGAATCTTCCGCCTTTCCCTTGCATCGACACTTACGACGGCAAGGTTTGGAAATACATTCCAAAAAATACTGGCAAGAACATCTTGTTCTGGAATGTCGGCAAAGAGCCAGTGCTGAACGATCCTACGATCTACGAACGTGTAAATAGTTACCGCGATTGGCCAAAAAATGATGTACAATATAGAACACTTGATATATAAGGGATAATATGAAAACTCTTATTACATCTCCATTCACACCCGTGTCTTCTAACATCCATTCACATCGAGCTGCGCAAGCTGCCATCTATGCAGAACAAATTTCTGTAGAGAATGGTGGGTTGGTTCATCTCGATCGAACTGGTGATATTCATCACGACATCAATTCGTTTGATAGCATCTATGTGTATCATGGTAACGATTGGTTCGGTTCTTTGAACCTCTTCGGTGGTATGAAAAATTACGGGAACATCGACAACCTAATTCGATTCTCCAAAATTGATAAAACTAAAAAAGTCTATTCGCTTTGGATCGATCATCCAAAATACAGCGAGATGCTCGAGCCTCGTCTGAACGGTGAAATCCATCCCGACTGGCATAAGGTCGACTGGGAAAACCTGAAGTATATCGAAAACACTGCCATCACCATTCGTGAGATTGAGATTGTAAATCGTGCAGTGGCTGGTGACAGTCATGCCATTTGCATGTATCGTCCCGGTTGGTTCGTCAACTCGGTTCCTTTCAAGACTCTACACGGTGCACTCAAGGAAGGTCTACAGACTTTCATCGAACCTCATCATGAGATCGCAGAGTTTTATTTTGGCAATATCGATGTACGCCACCATCTCTGTCGTCAGCCTGATCCTGAAGCGGCTACTCGAGATTTGGCGAATAGATACTATACACAACTCAGCAGCCTCGATCTTGCAAAGGTCTATGCATACGAGCTGCTTCCTATCGAACATGAGTCGCGAGTCCTTCCAAAGACTGGTTACTATAAAGGTACTCCGTTCTATGGTTCATGGGAAGATCGCAACAGATGTCGTCTGATCTTCAAGGATGAGATGAGAAAGCTGTGTGCTCGAGGCAGTGTCAACTTTATCGAGTGGGTTGATCCACTTCTCAATGACAGAGGTGAGCTTGATTTCGAATGCATGGAAAAGCCAAAGTCTGTGCATCTCTCCCGTAATTCATATCCGCATTGGCAAGGCCGTAAATGGAGCGGCTTGCCAGAAAATAAACCAGCAACTCTTGAGGACTTTTTTACATAATGAGCAAAGATAATTTTATTCCCGGTTTACCAACGAAGCATCTCATTGATTATAAATACAACGAAGGCGAATCTCTGAAGGAGATCCAGTCTTACATCGATGCTACTTACGAGCAGCATTATTCCCGAAATAAATATCAAGCAACAGAATTCATCATTGATGCTGGTCACGGAACTGGTTTCAATATCGGGAATATGATGAAGTACACTCAACGATACGGTCGTAAGGGTGATCCCGCCGAATGGCGAAAGGACCTGATGAAGGTTATCCACTATGCAATTATGCAACTCCACGTCCATGACACTGAAAATAAGGATTAATTATGGGTATTGAAATTAATGTTCCAATGGAAGAGCTACGCAAGCGCAAGCTCTTTATTGCCGCACCAATGTATGGTGGCCAATGCGCAGGTATGTTTACACGTTCGATCGCAGATCTCTCGGCACTCTGCACACACTACGGAATCCAAGTCAGATTCTACTTCCTCTTCAACGAATCC